CTTCTAATATTTTGCCACCACATCACGTGATGCTTTTTGACATGATCATCGTCAATTGACATTTCAGATGTTAATAAAAATGTTCGGGTGTATGCTTCTTTTTTATCCATTTTCTACTTCACCGCTAGTCAATCTAACAACACTAAATTCTTCTGTCTTAAATGTTGCGTTAAGTTTCTTAGCAAGATTATGAGCATGACCAGGATTGCTAAAAGAAACCTTTTTGTATTTTGGACCGGGTGTAGGCGAAATGGAATTTGAACTTTTTAAGTTAAAAGGTTTACCTTGAAAGAACACCGCCCATATGGCTTCCGCGGCTAGAACTTCCTCAGATCTAAATGTATTTTTATCAGTGTATTTCAACAATACGTTTGGTTTTGGTCTACTCATATACGTAATCCTTTATTAACTACGTATATATTTAGTCTAATTTCTTATAATTTGCCACCATCCATGTTAACGGTAATGGTTTCTTCTTGTGTGGGTTTAGAGTCTTGCAGTTCAACTAGACGTGCAAGTACCATGCTAATACCGTCTGCTAGATCTCTGTATTCTCGGGCATTTAGTCTAAGTTCTCGTTGCTGTGTTTTAGTAGCGATTCTAGCAGAATCAAGGAATGCTTCTATTGCTACGGTATTAAGAGGATTTCGAGACATTTGCTAGTACCTGTTTCATTTCTAATTCTGTTGTAAAAGGACCCTTGAACTCGTACCGTTGCAAGGTAATAAGTTTAGGACAAAAACTTTTAACCCATCCTTTAGCAAAGCGTATTGTATAGTATCCTGCACAATACAAACTTTTACTTTTTCTTGATTTACTAAACAAGGGCAAACCCTTCTTTACATCATATAACGGATTAAAAGGTCGTGTGCTTGTAGGATAGTTATAAACTTCATTTGGTTGAGTAAACTTTTGAATTTTTTCTTTTGATGTTTTTTCAAAAAAGTTTTCTCCAAATGTTTGATAAATGCTTTCTTCGTTATCAAATCTAATTTTGTCCAAACCTCTAATGAAGTAATAACAATTTGTATCCTTTTGTAAAGTTCCGACTTTTTTACCGTTGTCCTGAACTATCCAAAATTTATTAGGCACTAATTGCTTGGCTTGCATATTCACCTCCATATTTTGCATTTAGTGGTTCTGCATAAGATTGTGCTTGTTCAGTAATCTTAACAAGATCATATGAACCGGCAAACTTGACTAATCTTACGCCAACCTGTTGAATGTTTTTATCTGCAGAAATTCCTTCTGCTATTGTTGCAGTAATTAAATCTTTAATATCTTTTGGTTGTGCAGTTAAATCACATAATATTACATTGCGAGTGTAATCATCTAGCACACGATGTTCTTTACCTTCATGATCAACCCAACGTTGTAGCATTAGGTTATTCCAATTGTAACCTTTACTATTTCTATCTTCAAATGCTTCTTGTAATCCAACTTTATTTTTTGTACCTTTTACACGAACACCTGGATATGCACTAAACACATTATCACTTGTATCACCACGCATACATTTTTCAAACAACAACCATTGTGGGTTAGGTGCAGGCTTTTCTGCTTTTGTTTTTTTGTCTATAACACTTTTACCTTTTTCGTCAAAATAACCTTCGTGTGTAATAGTTGTTTTCATTACACCGTTATATTGTTTTACATTAGGTGCAATAAGTTGTGCAAAGTCACCATCTGTACTAATGATAACATGTTTGTCATTAGGATGTGCTTGAATCCAACCAGCAATTAAGTCATCTGCTTCTAATTGTGGGTGTTGAAGTACCGTTGCGTTAGTTTTATTAATAAGAAAGTCTTTTAATTCATCAAATGTTTCCCAAAAGATTGTTTCTTCTTCTTGTTGTGCTACCGTTAGTGCATCGCGACTTTCCTGTCTATTGCGTTTATAAGGTGCATAAAAGTCCTTACGCCAACTACGACCTTCTAAGCAGAATACAACATGACTGCCGTCAAAGTCTTTCCATGCCTTTCTAATACTTTGTAATGTAGTATGTAAAGCCATGCCAATTTTAAGTTCGGCATCACCTCTTACGGCGTGTCTAGCACGGAAAAATGTATTTGCTGTATCTACTAATATATATGTCATGTGTACCTTATCTCTATTGCCTTATCTAAATCTTCTGTAGGTGTAAATGTAAAATCAAAAAGATCAAAAGCAATGCTTACTCGCTTTGTATCTTCTTGGTGTTCTGAAACGCTGTGTAAAATATAACTCGGAAACATTGTTAATCCACCCTTAACGTTATCGATACCCATCTTCACATTTTCATCTACTGGACTAAAGTATAACGTCTTTGTCTGGTAGTTGTCAAGATGTAAATTTCCACTTAGGTAAGAATAGTTTCGTCCGCCATGTCCGTGTTTATCAATTTTTTGCCCCTTACGTACCACATTTGCCCAACTAAAAAGGTTTAAGTTTCTTATAGTAGTTGAGTTTGTTTGCATCATTAAAGCGTATTGATCCTTGATCCAGTTTAGCAAGTTTTGGAATTCAGGTACATCTTTGGTAATCTCAAAAAGATTATAGGACATATATTGTCCTGTTAAACTATTTTCACCTAATCCTGTACCACCGTCGTCGTCTTGATCGTTTTTAAACTTATCAATAATATTTTGCTCATTGTCAATTAACCATTGACGTATAACATCAATTTCGGCTGGGTTAGGATATATAGAATTCCAAAAAGGAATATTCCACGTAGGCGCATATTCATTATGAGGATGTACACTTTTCCAAAAGTTTAACATTAACTAACCTCTGATTTATTATCGCCTAATGGTTTCACATTTACAAATCCAGCACCCATAGGAGTTTCAGGAGTTGCTACTCCTTCTTGTTGTGCAATATTACCGCATAACTCCTTAAACCAAGCATCAACAATTTCTTCTTCAGAATCGCCTTGATAGCCATTTAATCTTAAATCACGTACAAAATATTCATTCCAATCAAGTTCAAAAAATCCATTACGTGGATTTTCTTTCTTCATTTCTACGTTAAGAACTGCTATATAAGGCTCTTTCTTTTTAGTTGCCTCTGTTTTTGCATCAGTTGTTTTTTCTTTGCTTATGGTTGCAGTAATATGATTTTTGTTGAAAAACTTTTTAATTTTATCCATCATTTACATATACCTCCTAATTTTTTCAAACTCTTCGTTTGAAAGTTCTTTTGATTTCTTTTCTTTTTCCATTATATCAAGTGCCCCAGGCGTTGCCGAAGATGTCGACATGAAGTCTGGGTGTATATCTCCAGCCTCGCTCCATTGCCAATTCAGCGACTCGTCTAGTGTTGAGGCTGTACTCTTCCGATCTACCACCGAGCGGCATAACGTATACAGGGCAATTGATCCCTTCTTTACGATATTCACTAACGGCTTGAGCAACTTCATCCACATCATGTTCGTCAGCAACAACAAATTTAAAATACATATTAGTACCAGGTACGTCATAGTAAGACCTAGCAATTTCAGGCTTGATAGCAGTATCCCAAGGCTCTCCACTAACGGAAAGTTTCGGACTGCATGACCATGTAATTTCAAATCTGTCTTGAGATCCAAGGTAGTCTCGGAAATCATCTCTAAGTTGTTGAGTAGTATTTGTTTCAAATGTAACATTTTTTAAGTCTCGCATTCTAGGATGGTCAAACAGATCAATGTATAACCTTTGCCACCCTAACAAAGGTTCACCGCCGGTTAAAATAAAATGAACATCCTGTCCATTTGACATTGTCCATTTGCCTTCAGGAGTTAAACTAAGAACATAGTCTACCACCTCATCAACGGTATGATCTTTCATGTACTTTTTAAATTCAGGATAGATACTTGCATACGTGTCACAGCCTGTGTGAACAATAGGCAAATCCTCGAACTTATTTACTTTATCTAAAATACCATTGTCTAATAGTGCTTTAACTTCTGGATTGTATTTGATGCCTTGTTTTAATTTTTCTTCTCTATTAGGATGCTTGTCCAAACCAAAGTTCATACATCTAAAGTTACAACCAAATGTACGCAAGAACACAGAAGGCACACCAACAAAGCGTCCTTCTCCTTGCACACTATAAAATGCTTCACTATATCTTAATTTCATTTACAACTCCTATTATATATTATAG